GGGGTTCAACGTTTTATGCGGGGGAGAATGCCTTCGGGCGGGAAAGACAAAAGGACTAACTCGGGGTTTCGGGATGTGTCGAGCCTTGAAATCTTCCAGGAGGACCTGTGTTTTGAGGTCAGCCTTCTTCTTCAGTACGTCGCACAACTCAACAATGGGGTCTGCAAGCAATAGATCCGTGATTCCCGGAGTGGGATCAATAGATTGGTCATATGAGACGATGACCATGCCTACCACAATTTGGTCAACTGTGGAGCAGACTCCATGGAGGAGTTCACTAGTATCTGTGATGAGCAGGCTAAAGGTTACAACGGAGCGGCCGGTATTGTTCGCTCCTCCACCTTGGATACCCATAAGGTTGATGAAGGAGTTACTGGAACCAGTCCAGCTCAGGGCTACGTTAGTACCTGGGGCTATGGTCATGTCGACGAACATTACACCATAGTAGGAACCTGTGCAGGAAAATTGGAGGTCGAATTCGGCTTTCACACCAACTCCGTCTCCGTTCACTTGGTTTACCACTTGTACACCCATGTTTCCACGGATGTTGGGCGGACTACCAAATGGCAGAGCGGTGAGAGTGGGAGTGGCAGCGTTGTCGAAACCTGTGATATCAGTCTGAAGACCTACAGGATTGTCCAATTGAGGAGCCGAAAATTCCACGTCATAAATGACAAACAATCTGCCACCCAACTGGGCGACATCGTTATCTTGACTGGCAAGAATAAACTTACCAGGGAAATACGTCTTGGGATCCTGTTGGGCAGGAGGTGTATTTCCGGAGGTGGTATAGTACTTTTTCAGCACATTTAGGGACTCAATTGAAGCTACGGAACAAGACGGAAACCAAGGGGCACTCATAGAGGCACCTTCATAGGCCATGATTTGGGTGTCAGTCAGGGGCAGGTTGTCAGCCACATTGTAATCGTAGGCCATGAATATGTTACCTGTTTGCGTTGTCGCAGTCGCTGGTTCATACAAGAATTCCAGGTAATGGAACCGAAATTCTT